CAAGAGGAAATACAAGAACAAATAATCGAGGAGGCATTAGTCCTAAATTTATATGAAGAACCACAGACCGAGCAACAAGTCGCAACAGAAATCGAAAGCCCAGAAGAACTCGTTGAAGCAAGAGAAAGTCTTAACAACGAGACAGAAAGCGAAGAGATTATCGTTGCAGAAGAACCAGAGGTTGCAAGAGAAGAACCAGCAATCACAGAGCCAGCAAGGGAAGACCCTGACCCTGAACCAGCAAGCAATACAACAGAGGAACCAGAGCCAAGAGAAAGCACAGAAATTGCATCCTCCGAAGTTTCTACAGAATCAAGCACCGAAGAGCGAGGAGCCGAAGCAGAATCTCCTAGCGTTGGCAGTATCGACATTGAAGATGTGGCTAAAAAGGTTGCTGAAAAAATAGAATCAGCAGAGAAGCAGATGCAGATAACGCAAGCTATCGTAGCCAGGGCCATGATAGATGACAGTAAGGTTGCTGTATTTACAGACAATCAAACAGACTTCTTCAAAGGACAAAGAGAATTCGATGGAGGTAATTATTATGAAACCAGAGAATATATTGACACTAGAAATTTATATGCTCAGAATCAAAATGTTTATGACGACCCTGTTGCGAACTATCAAAAGAATCTTCAGGATAAGATAGACAATAGAATCAGAGCAGAAGAACATTTAAGGAGGATACGTGGATTTTAAAGATATAAAAACATGGGGCGTATTGCTATCCATCATTGGTGCATTGGGCGGGGGCTTTGCCAAGTTTGGTGAAATCAGCAACAGACTTGCCGTGGTCGAACAGAAATCAGCACCAGATATCAAACCGTTGGAGCAAGATATAGCTATCAACAAAGCAGAGATAGCTGTACTAAAGGCTAAGATGGATGAGGTCAAGCAACGTTCTGACAACCCTTTGATGAGATAAGGGTTGACGTTTGTAATTGTTTGAGGTTATTGTTGTAAGTGAGGGAGGGTTTTCCTCATTTATATATAGGCGCTCGCCCTAAATTCACCAGCCCTTCCTCACCTTTCTTATACTTAAATCACCAAGACAGGTCTTGTTTCTGTGGACACCATCATACCTACTTCTGTTAAAATCTCCATAAGTAATCCTGGTATCCTCAGCTACGTAAACATCTCCTATTGATATTTTAGGATAGTTACTTTTCTCAAACGAGAACCTTAGCTCAATCTTATCTTCGATGTCATCCATCAGACTATAATTATACCCCTAGATTTTTTTTCTACGATTTTAATATAACCTTTTTTTTGTAAGATTCTAAGAAGTTTCCATACATTAGTGTGGCTTGTGCCATTGTAGCCTGACAATTCTCGCACCGTTGGTGTAATCCAATTCTCTCTTTTGTAATGGACTATTTGTAAATACAAATCGCGTTGTTTGTCAGTCAACTTTACTTCTTCTACAGCCTCTATAGTTTCGCTCACGACATAAGCTCCGCTGAAAGTTTGTCAATCTGCTTTTGTAGTATTGCATATTGCTTCTCATCTACCTGTTCAAGCTTTGTCATGTTCTCATCTTCTTGTTGTATAACTTTATCAAGCATAGCTATCTTATCTTTCATTTCACCATCATGCTTTCTAATGTTATCTAAAGTCTTGGTTACATCAGCAACATACTTTCTAACCTTAGCGTTCTTTTGCTCTTGTTCTGATTGAGCTTCCTGTTGGTGAGCATCTACCTCTTCATCTTTACCAATTTCTAGTAAAAATAATTTTTGTAGTAAATACTTGAAAGCGTAAGACAGGGCCTTTCCATAGCCCTTGTCTTGATTGTCAACACCAGACCCAGGGAAGTCGCCAATGGGTAACTTATCGCCCGTGTCTGTATCTATTATCTCAGCTGCCACGGTTACGTGGTGTATGTTTCCATCTCTTGAATGGCTCTTTACATACGGTATGAATATCAATCCTTCTTTTAAGAACTGTTCCTTTACCGTTTGTGTGGTCATGTTATGAGTTACAGAAGCATACGGCATACCGCTAGAGTTTTCTTTGATAAGCTTCTTTGCATTTTTCATAACGTTGAGTAACTTCTTATAAAGTCCTATTGGTTTTTTTTCAGTCATTTTGTTTTATCTCCTTGATAGTAAACACCCGTGTTTCTGTAAACTCTTCAGGTATCTTAACTACTTTTGTTTTTTGTCTCTTACTTGTGGTATGTCTTATCACGAACTGTTTACAGGATACGACTTCCTTTTCTTTTAGAATATTTTTTATAGCCAATGAGGTTTCATCCTTGCCTTGCTTGGCCATCGTTTCCATCTTCCTGTAGTTTCCATATTCTTCGGCTAGTTTGTATAGGTCATAATCATCGTTCATGTCTATAACTTCTTTAACATGGTTCCCTTTATGCACGGTGCTGGCCTCCTTGGTGTTTGCTGGCTCGTACCAAAAGTCTTTGTTCTCAATCACTCCGTCAAACCTGTTCCAAAAATCAGTAGCGCCTTCGATTATCTCATCGCACATCTTCTGGTCTTTGTGGTAGACGAAGTATTGTAAGTCATAGCCATTGCATAGCCTGGCCACTATACCCCAATCCGTATCGCTACAAATCATCTGCGCTTGTAGCTGATATTCATACTGAGGGTACAGCGGGTCAGATGGCGAGCCTGAATAGTTTTTGATTTCTACCGGACCAAGCCCCGCTAAAGAAAAGGCCTTGCCATTTTGGTCGGTGATTTCAAGAGGAGTACCCTCAATCGAGAGCATCCTGTCCAAGCTCGCCCCAAGATGTCCGTTTGGCAATTCATGTACGAACGCCTGGTCGTGCTGAATCATACCTAACTCCGCGGAGGATATACGTTTCATCTCGTCCATAAACATCTCGGCTATTGCGCCTTCAAGCGCCCTACCAGCTATTACTTTTTTATTATTGAAGAGGCTATCAGGTTCTATAACATCGTTATATTCTTTGACTGCATCTTGCAATATCTCGTTTGGTGTTTTGAAACCATGGCCAAGTACGATACTTCCTACCTGGCTGGCCCCAAGCTCACGTCTTTTGTAGGACGTGAGCCTTCCTGTGTCTTGTTTATTCTGGTTCATTGCATGTCCCATCCCCAAGAAATAGTTTGTCAACCGCATCAAGTCTTCTGTTCTTTTCCTCAACAGACAAGGTATCCCAATATGCAACCGGGATTGCTCCTGGCTGAGTTAAGTAGAATCTATACCTTTGGTCAGCGGTTCTGTGTTTATCTTCGTCTGTCTCGTCGCCGTCTGCCATCATGGAAAATAACCTAGACACGGTTGCTGTTAGTTTCATATTATCATTACTCATTTTGTTTCTCCTGCTTTGTTCAAGTCTTCAATTTTATTTCCAAATTTATGTTCACTAAGTCTATCCATCAAATCTACCTTGATGCGAGATTTGAACTTGATTAGCACTCTGTTCAAGTCATCGTGAAGCTCATCTTTGATTTCCTCAAACACTTCATCGACTATCTGATTTGACAATTTCAATTCTGCCAAGTCTTTATCTGACTTCATTTTTTTTCTCCTTTTCTTTTGTTTCTATTTCTTTTTTTAATTTAGCCATCTTTTCATAAGCTGAAACGACATCCTTGGGAGCCTGATTTTTGCCGCCCCAAGACCTTATCATCGGGTCGAGACAACTATGTATCCCCACTATTTCGCCGTATGTCATGTCAAGATTAGTTTCAATATCGTAAATGTTTGCCATTATATTGCCCTCGCTAGTAGATTTTTTACTGTTGTTGGGTACCATGTCTTATCATTCCATGTCTTCACGCCGCGCTGGTTAAGAGCGTCAGCAATGCCACGGTAAGTCTTGATACCCGCGTCTTTGATACCCTGGACGATACAGAGCATGTCTTGTGCAAATGTATCTGCATTTGATATCTGCTGTATACGGCCCTTCAACCCCGCTTTATCCAGGTTTGTAGGGTTTCCTAGTGTCTTTGTATTCTCAGCCTTAATACGGGCCAATGCGGCCTTTGTACGCTCTGATATAAGCAGCCTTTCCATACGGTTATAAGCTATCTCAAACCCCATCTGCTTCTGGTCAAGATGCGGACGGTCAAGAATATCTATCTGCATGGATTCGTTATCCTCTAGGAATTGACCAACCTCATAGGTACGGCCAATCCTACTAGAAGAGAATACTACAAATGGTACTTTCAAAGCCTTAGCTGTCTTGATTGCATCCAACAATACAGGTCTGTTTCTAAACTTAATCTTGCCTGATATCGCCTGTTCCTCAAACCATATAATCTCATGGTCATGGTACTTGCGTTTGATAGCAAACTTCTGATTGTCAACGTCTTGTTTGTCGGTGCTAACTCTAACTAAAGCGCAACACTTTTTATCTCTCTGCATACAAACGCTCCGCTTTCTTTTGGTTCAATACATAGGTTACAGATACCTTGTCATCATTCTTGTAGGTCTTAATCTGATACCCTTTGGCCTTTAAGTTAAAGATAATTGATGACAGCCTGGTTGCTCTAAACATTGTGATAGCCTCCCAGGTTGTGATACTGCCATGAATCATCATGTGTTTAAGAACTTCTTTGGATTTATTGATTTTGTTTGGTAATGTCATTTTATTTCTCCTGGCTTACGCCTCTAAACTTGTTACCTGTTTACGACTGTAAACCTCTTGGTTACAGATGTCAACTCTTTAGATGTTCCACGTGAAACATTACGTGCTGGGTCATACATAGCACCGGTTGTAGTCTTCCAATCTTTGATGATATTGCCGTGAATATCTGTTGGATACTGTGCCATTTGTGCTAGTTTTTTTCTTTGCTCTTTTGTCATTTTCTTTCTCCTGGGGCCTCGCGACCCCGATTTTATTTCGTTAGTTATTTAAAAGTTTGTTAATTTCTGCGCCTTTCATATCGTGTTTTCTGATAAGTCTTGCAGCTGCTAATTGACTAACAAAAGGTATTTGTGCTTGATACAACTCAATTAAGATGTTTTTATTGCTGTCGAACTTGTCAAATATCTTCATTAAAGGACCCGGAGCAATCTTCTTGCCTCTCATTGGCTCGTAAGCCTGTCTGAGATTCTCAATCATTTGCGGGTTGAAGCTTTTTTCTTGTCTCATTTTATTTCTCCTAGTTTATTTCTCTTTGAGCCTCTCGCTCATAAGTATTAGACCATATTGGTTTACACTTGTCAACTATTTATTTTATTCTTTTTTATCTCTTCTATCTTTTTAGGGTTGCCTGTCCCGTACTTCTCTTTGATAGTGGCGATTTCTTTTTTGATACACATTAGCCATAAGCAATCATTCAGGGTTGTTAGGTCAACATCATCTACTAGACCCGTGTAATGTTCATGTAAATGTCTTAAAGAATTGATGCCAATATTGCTACACTTTTTTTGTATGGCCTTGGCCTGTCTTGTCTCAAAGATATCTATATCTCTCATCTCATTTGAACTTGTCATAACCGCCCTCCTTGGTTAGCCTTTCAAACTCTTTATAGAACCATTTGTAATTGTTGTCATATCTTTGTTTAATGGCCTCTTTCATGTAGTCATCCTCTTCAAGCTTCGGGTGCAATTCAGACAAAGACATCTTGACACCGCTTGGGCTTCCAGGATGTATCAAGAATAGTTTTATAAGTCCTGACCTGTAGTATTTTTTTAGTTTCATTTTATTTCTCCTACTTATAATCCTAAGCTTTTGTAAGTTTGCTCGTTCTCAAACGCTTGCTGTCTATCGTATTGGATTTCGCTGTCCCACTTTCTCTTGAAGTTAAGCGCTCTTTTCTCGCTAGCAAAATCCTTCTGGTCTAAGATTTGCTCATGTAGCTCGTCGCCAATTCTGTTGTATTGGATTTTGAAAACGTACCATCTGCCGTTTCCGCCACCGTTTTGTCTGATTTTAGTATCTTTGTATGCCATTTTGTTTCTCCTAGTTTATTTCTCGGAACGGTTAACGCCCGTTCACCATTGATATTACATACATGATTTGCTATTGTCAACACAAATATGCACACAGAGTGCATAAATGAAATAAAATATATAGAGAGGAAAGAAAATGAGTGATAAAACCAACCCAAACCACTACAAAGATAAGCCTATCCAGACTATCAAAGCTATCCAATCACAGCTGACACCTGATGAATTCATTGGGTATCTGAAAGGTTCAATGATTAAGTATGTATCCAGAGCGGGATTCAAACACCCAGGATATGACGGCATGAGAGAAGATATCAGCAAAGCGCATCAGATATCTGAATTTTTACTAGCCCACTTAACAGACCTGATTGGTGATAGAGATGACGGATAAACCAGACTACGGCAAAGGCTCAACTCCTGGGCATTTTTGTGTACTCCCGCAGCGCGCGGTGATTGACCTGCGCTTCAAACAACACCCGGCCGTATTTCGTGTTCTAGCGGCTTTAGGTAACTACACGTCCAGGCAGGGAGTTTGCTGGCCAAATCAGGCCACTATAGCTCGTGATTTGCACCTATGCCAATCGACTGTATCCAGACATATCAAGAAACTGATTGAGTGGGACTATATTCGATTCGCAAAGAAACATCCTGGATTGAAAGGCAATAAGTATTTCATGGTGTTCGACCCGGAAATCAAGGAAGCGGATGCGGTAGCAATAGCAACCGTACAGGATAGGTCCTTCAAGGAAAAGCCAGAGGTACCGAAGGGAGCATTAGGAGAGAAACCAAAGTCTGGGGATAAGATTGTGGATAACTTGAAGGGAGATAGGAAACCAGATAAGGCAGATATTCATTCAGGTACATATGTAGATATGCAGTCAGAGTACATACATAACAACATAACTAACAATGAATATATACCTATAGGGAAAAGTGTAATGAATAAGTTTGTACGAATGTCAGAACAACTGTATGGCCAAGTCAGAGTATTCGATGAAAGGCACGTACAGATTGTGGTACGTTGGCTTGAATCAGGAATCAAGGAAGAATACATATTGAAGAGAATCAGGGACGTTATGCTATGGAGAAGAGGTCAGGGTCTTGATAGTCCGAAGAGTATACAATTCTTCCAGGATGCAATCGTTAGGCCCAAGAAAGAAACCAAACAAGATAGGGCTACACAAATGCTGAAGAAGCTGGGACGTAGTATGAAATATAAACGGTAAAGGTTCGTATGCAGTTTATACACACGTACGGATTGTACAAAACGTGAACAATAAAAAACGACCCCTTTCCCCCCTACCCCTCTACGTATACTAGGGGGGGAGTTACACAATTTTTTGGTCATTTTTTCATGGTGTGTTAGAATATCCTTGAAGAAACACAATTCAGGAGAAGAAATATGAGTGGGCCTACCTATAGCAATAGAGAATTCAGATGTATGAAACCATTGAGAATAGACAAAGGACAGTCAG